TACCTGGGTCGTAAACACCCTCTCGCAATATTTGATTTAGTTTTTTCATTAATTATTTACTTTTGCTCCAGCTCTCCATTGATAACAAGACCAATATCTAGCTTTTGTTTTTGGTCCTGGATTATCACAATTATGTCTAGCTCTAAATGACTTTCTTCTTGCTGGGTCGTCTCTCTTAATAGACAAACCAGTCGTATCACCAAATGATACTTTCTTTACTTTATCACCATCTTTTACATATACATAAAACTTTTTAGAGCCACCTCTAATTGGGTCGTTTAATTTTACTTTTTTTCCTTGGTACTCTGCTTCTTGTAAAGGCTCATGTTCATGTTCAAATATTACTTCATCACAAGCCTTATCGTATTCTTCAAATTGTTTAAATGTTTTTGGCATTAATTACTCCATCCTTTTGGCATTGTAAAGTTAGCTCTACTAAATTCTAATCTATCTACTAACTTAACTGCGCCTGCTACTTTATCTACTGCCACATAACCCTCTGGACTTGTTACTCTATAACCAGTAGATGTTCTTAAAAAATGTCCCACACTTTGTATCTCACTCATTTTATTAATAAGAAAGTTCTTTGCATTCTGTAATGTGACATGAGATGCAATAGCCATTACCAATGCGTTCTTATTTCTATCTATAAATTTTGTGTTTGTTGCTAATATATCTTTGTATTTTTGTTTACCAGCCGCTGTCTTTCTAGCATCTATTTCTGCTTGTACAATATTAACATAATACTCTCTAAACATATCAACTAAATTTCTAACTTTAGCCATATGGCCTTGTGTATTTCTTATGTAATGATTGAAAAATGCTTTTAATCTAAATCCTACACCTAAACCATCAGCAGATGTTTCACTCATTTTATCTAACAAAGGTGCTGCCTTTGACAATGAGCCTTCTGCCATTCTTAATTTTGCGTTGAATTGTGCTAGTTCACCTCTAGTTAATTTAACTTGACCTGATACGTCTCTATAACCAGCACTCGCTAAAAATACGTTTCTAGCTGAACCTCTTACTGTACCAAAACCAGCTGTCATACTGTCTAAAGTTTTACCTGAATATTTTGTGTGAAAGACAATACCCATTCTTGCTCTACTAATCTGTCTACCAATAGATGAGTTTACAGGAACTGCGTATGTGATTGTATTTGGTGTAAATGAAATCATATCGTCACCATCTAAATTTATTTTCTTTAAATCTGATTGTGAAAATAGAAAGTCACCTTGTAATACGCCTTTAATACCTAGACGTGATAATTCTCTTAATGCTATTTGAAGTTTACTCGCTAGTTCGCCAGAGTGATTTTTTCTTATATCTGCGTTAGTATAATTTACTTTAGCGTTTTTATTAAATACTGATTTTGTACCGACAAAGAATTTGCCATTTTCTGGATTAATACCACAGATGATAGCTGGTGCGCCATCCCACTTAACTGTCATATTAACTTTTTTACTAGAAGAACCAGCGAGCATATTTCTCACCGATCGTAAAAAGTTTAATGCATTCTCACCACCTTTTGATCCACGATTTATTATATCGTCTTCTAGGTGTTCTAAATGCGTATTCCTATCTGTTGTTGTAAATCCTTTAAAACTAAACATCTTTCTCTCATATATTCCATTACTATAACCACTTGTTCCATATAAATCAATTGTTTATTATATTTATAAGACTAAACCCTTGTCCATAAGAATTTAGGTATGCCACCATTGGCGTGCCATACTTTATGTTTGTTTTGAAACTTAACTAAATTGTGCGCATCTTCTTCAAAAAAATACTCACTTATAATATTGTTTGATGGTTTTTCTATTACTTGCCATATAATTTCTTTACCTTTCTTCTTCATTTTTTTAGAATAAGATAAGTTACCATCAAAACTACCTGGTCTTTTATCGCCTTTGTGAAATCTTACTTTTTGTTTCTTAGCCATTAAAGTATATTCATATCCCAACTAATTATTCTTTTAATTTGTTTTGATTTGTAAGGCTCTGTAAAGTGTCTAACAAATTTAGGTGTAACAACTATATCACCCTCATTTACTGGAAGTGGATAGTAAATTGTTCTATCAGAATACCAATCATTCCAAGGTTGCATATACTGTGTTACTGCTCCATCTTTAGGCATATTTAAATATAGTATGCCAGCAAGACCTATTGATCCGTGATCGTGTGGTGTATGATAATCACCTCTTTTATAAGATACTGACCATATGTCTTGTAATTGTATATCTTTTTTTAATTGTTGAGAAAGCATACCTAGTTCCTCACCCATAATATTATTAAAAGCATCAGCAAAACCTGATCTATCTCTTTGTCTATTTGTGAAAAAAGTTTGTATACCATGTTTTCTTTCTGGAAATGCTTTACACAATTTTTCTAATTGTGGTTTTTTCTTTTTAAAATTTAAAGTAGGTATTGACCACATTGGAATTGTAAATAACGGACTTTCAATCATTAGTTTACCTCCTCTTTTTTATGTTTATACTCTAGTCCTAGTTTATCATAAACTTGCTCTATTGTTTCTTCTACGTGCCAAAAATTATTTTTAGACCATAAAGCAACTTTTTTTTCTGCTGTTAAATCCTCATATACAGAAACAATATGATCTGTGTTAATCAATATTGGCTGACCTTCATATGGTGGATTTGCGTTTGTAAATGTTACAAATTTTGTCATCTTAACTCCTATAATTTAAAATCGGAAAACTTTTCGTATGTTTGTTCTGGTGATGGATAGTTTTCCTCTTGTTTTAGTTCTTTACCACCAACTATGTTTTGTGCTGAATTTTCTGTATCGTATAGTCTCATCTTTGCTCTATCAACACCTACGATAAATGATCTATTGATTGCTGGGTCATTGTATCTATTCTTTAATTGTTTTACTTTCATCTGACCTAGACCTTCTAGTTCTTCATTTGACATAAGAGCAAACATGAAGTCAGCAGTCGCTGGTAAACCAAACGACTCTGATGTATCTTCTAAACCAATATCTGTACTTACAAAACCTGTTCTTGTTGTTTGTGTTGCACTAAAGATTGGAACATCAAACTCTACAGCAAGACCTCTTAATTCTTCAGCGATTGCTTTGATATAGAAATAAGATGATATGTTACCACCTTTAAATCTACTTGACGCACATATATTAAGATAATCAATAAAGATTACGTTTGGTTTAAAACTTTTCTTTAATGCCAGTTCATTCATTAGTGCTTTGAAATGACCACTATGAGCTGACGCAGTAGGATATTCTTTAATAACTAAACGGCCATTTGTTTTATCTTCTAGTTTTTTAACTTTGTTATCGTATAAATCTTTTGGCAAACTTCTAATATCGTCCATAGATATATCAAATAAATTAGCATCTATTCTTTCAGCAATACGTTCTTCAGCCATTTCTAAAGTTATATACAATACATTTAAACCTTGTGTTAAAAATGCTGACGCAGCATGACACATAAACAAAGACTTACCAACACCAGTTCCAGCCAATGCAATATTTAAAGTCTTACTAGGTATACCACCTTTTGTAATTCTATTGAAGTAAGATAAATCAAATGGGTATCTTTTTTCTTTTGTATGGTACCAATCAAATCTAGCTTGAGCATCTTCTATATAATCATGCCCAACGTGTTTATCAAAACTTACACCTAACGCATCGCCTAATAAACTAGGTAATGCCTCTGGTGTTCTTGTTTTATCTTTACCATCTAAAATTTTAATACCTTCTAATACAGCGTTATGTACTGCTCTATCTTTACAAAACTTTTCTGTTGTATCTAATAACCATTGTAAATCTGTTTCTTCATTTGATATACTAGCAACTAAATCTTTTACATTCTTATATTCTTCTTCGTTTAAATCTTTTCTATTGTTAAGTTCAATTAGTATAGATTCTTTAGTAGGTAGATTATTATATTTGTGTAAAAATTTTTCTACCTCAATAAATAAAATCTTCTCGTCTCTTTTAGAAAAGTAATGTTCTTTAATAAAAGGAATAGCTTTTCTTGTAAAGTCTTCATTAAAGAAAAGATTATTTAATATTGTTGTTTCTAATCTATCATTCATCTATAAATAACTTTCCATTTTTTAATTGTTCTTCAACACACTCAACTAATATATCACCAATATAGTTTCTAAAATCATCTGACTTTATATCTTCTTCATTAGGATTGGCCATGATGTCATAGGTAAACTTTAAAGGTATTTCACCACTAGCATTTTCTGTAGTTGAAAACTTAACATTGTTGTACTTATAGATAATACCTTCATACTGGCCATCCATAATTTTGATACAACTAAAATCATCGCCTTGTCTTTGAGCAAAGGCGTATCTTTTATTGTTCGTCTTCTTCTGATCCGTACTGGAATTTTCGTTTTGCGACTTCATCTATCTTGTCTAATACCTCTTTTGTAAAATACTTGTCAGGATTATCATTTATATTCTTACCAAAAACTTTAGACCCATCTGGCATTTCATATCTAGTAGATACTTTCTTAAAGATACCAGCTTCTTCAGCGAGACCAATAAGACCATAATATTTGTCTAAACCTTTTTTGTAAGTTAGTTTTACATCTATTTGTGCATTTTCTTTTGTTAACCTTGACTTGTAATTTTTACAATGTATTATATTTCCATC